AAAAGTGTGTGATAAATAAAATACTTCACTTAACTTTGTCACGTCAAACATAAATAACTGACAAACAATAACTTAAAATAGAAACAGCAATGACAACAGCAGCTTTAACATTCAGCACACGCGAAATCAACAGGGATTGGCGAATTAAGGTCAGCGGCTTTAACGCCGAGGGTAAGAAACTCAACACGCTGGTCGGATGCAGCGGTCTCTTGGCTCTCATCGGAGCGGAACTGATGAATAAGTTTCTCAACCGCGCTTACGCCTGTGACGATGACGCTTGTGTATGCAAGCTGCGCAGAGGTTTGAAAATCACATTCTATAACAAATAAAATCTTATCAGCATGACACCGAAACAGAAAATGCTTTTTGAAGCAATGACAATCGAAAACGAGACCGCAAAGGTCAGCGGTCAGACAGAAGTCGCTATCGACACCGAGTCTTACGGCTTCATCAACGAAGCGGACGACAGCACCAAGTATGAGCTGTCAGAGCGTATCGAACGCGCCAAGAGTCTGCTCGCTCTCGCCAAAGAGAGGAAGCAGAAGCAGGACTGGCTCGCCACCGAAGAGGGGCAGGCTTACAGCCGCAAGGTCGCCGAAGCAGAGAGACGCCTGTCAGCCGCATTCCACAAGCTCAAATCCGACACGCTCAAACAGATTGAAGAGCTTGTGAACGCAACGCTCGGCGACCAATGGGGCGTTGGGTCTTTCAGCGACACACAGATTGAGATAGGCATCATCGACACGGACAAGCCTGTCAGAGAGGACGGAACACACAGCATCGTGTTCGGACACCATTTCACACTATACATTGGTTGGGATTACCTCCAAAACAACAAACGATACGAAATCAACTTCGGCTGCATGGGGAGCTTTGACCCTGTTAAAGACACCGTGTATGTTGCATTACTCCAAGGGATTGCAAAGTTCGCCACGGACAGCAAGGCACGGGAGAGGGTCTTATCTATCACCAGCGAGTATCTGGCAAGCCATAAGGCTCTGACAGAGGAATACAAGAATATCAAGAACGCCACACCTTTTAATGTCTGATGACAATGGAAGCAATCATAGAGGGTGCATATCTCGCTGGCTTCGAGCCGAGCGCAGACGCTCTGACAATGGAAGCCCTGTTTGTCGAAGCGGAGGATTATCTGATACGAATATCTTTTCAATAACTTAAACTCATAACACAAATGGTACACACAACCGAATTACAGCAAGGCTTGAACCAAGTCGTAATGAACAAGGTTCAGCGGATGATTGACGGCAAAGCCGTCGGCGTAAAGGCGACAATGGAACGCCTTATCAACGAGGGCAAGATTGCCCAAGACTACATCGCCCCTATCGGGGTAAACCTCAAAGCGCAAGACCACGCGCCTGTCATAACCTTTTCGGGCGACCACGGTCTGATGATGAATATGCCCGATGGTCAGTTCACGGTACACGACAACGCCGTGTATCAGCTCGCCGACCGTATGGGCATTCCATCCCGCTATCTCCGCTCTTTGGCACAGGGCGAGCCGTGGGCAGTTATGCTCGCAGCCTATCTTCTCAACCAGCACAGCGAATGGACGCAGCGCAGCCGTGTCTTGGTTCGCACGGTCGGTCAGCAAGTCCGTGGCGTTCTCTCTGACAGTTACCGCCGCCTTAACTCGGTGGAGATACTGACCGCCTTTGTGCAGGAAGCCGCAGGGCAGGGAGCGGTCATATCGGACGCATACATGAACGACACAAAAGTATGGGCAGAAACAATCCTGCCGCAGCCGTTGGAGATACCGACCGCCAACAACGGAATGGTTACAATCTTCGCTGGCGCACGTTTCAGCACGTCGGACTATGGGGACGGCGCGGTGGATATGCGGGCGTTCCTCTTGAACGGCGCGTGTCTTAACGGCATGGTGCGCGAGAGTGTGATGAAGCAGGTACATCTCGGCGCGAAACTGCCCGACAACCTCGCCCTGTCAAACGAGACCTATGCGCTCGACACGCGAACCACCGTGTCAGCGGTCAGAGACTTAACCAAGGGGCTGTTCAGCAAAGACAACCTCTTGCAGAAAGCCTACGAGATACAAGGCGCGTCCGAAATGGAGGTTGACCTTGACCACGAGCTTAAACGTCTGACACACGCGGGCGGCTTGCTCAAATCCGAGTGCAAGGAGGTTGAGAAGATACTGATGCGTAACGACCCCGAAGACGGTGTACAGGGAGGAGCCACGCTGTGGAAGCTGACACAAGCAATCACGGCACACGCAAGAGAGTTGACACCCGAAAGAAGCCGCGAACTTCACGAACTGTCGGGTTCTCTGATGAACAGGGTAAAACTGACCGCATAACACACAAACGACCGCCACAGGGGTTGTAAGAGCGTCTGTGGCGGTCATTAAATCACAACAGCAATATGACAAACAACGATTTCACGTTTGAGCAGGACTTCGACCGTTACGAGGGAGGTCTTGTATGGAAGAACGCCAAGACTTTGAAGCGTTACAAGGAACTGTCAGAGCAACACGCCCCCGCAAAAGGCTGGTTCGCGGCTTTCAGCGACAAGCAGTTTTCCGAGGGGCTGTCTGACCTTATCAGCAAGGGAGAAGCCAAGAGCAAGGAGGACATAAAGAGTTTCGGTTGTGGCGTGTTCGGAACACGCGAGGGGCTTAAAGCGATGGTGGACTTCTATCGAGAGCGTGACAAGCGCATCGCCGAGGAGTGCGACCCGCAGGAGGTGTATTGCGTGGAGTTCAACAACCACGAATGTATGATTGCTTATGACGGCGACTTGGAGGCTATGCGTCTCTGCATTGACCTTTTCGGCGCAGACCGCTGTCAGAGCATTAAACGTTTCTGTTCTTTCTACGCTTTTAAGCACATCGCAAAGGAGGTCGCAGAGTGATACGCTTGTTATACGTTTGAATACGGACGTATTACGCGCGTATTCGGATGTAATACGAAACGATACTATAAATAGAAAGGAATAGAAAGGAATAGAAAGGAATAGAATATATAGACTGTTAACACAGTCTTGTCGACTTCGCCCTGTCTTATCTGTGTGAATTTCGCCAACTATGACAGTCTGGCGAACCAAAAAGATAGGCTGGGCGACCGCCAAAAGGACAGCCGCGCGAGGTCGGCAGGGCTAAAAATCGAAAAACAATGGTAAAAAGCAACATCTATCAAGTTTACAAAGTGGCGTTCAAAGCACCGCCGCTGTCTGATGATGACCGCACGGAGTTTTACTTTACCTCGCTGTCGGCGATATATCAGACGTTCACTGCCGAGCAGATAGGCTGCAAGGTAACGAGGTTATGGAATGTCGGCGTGTCGGGCGGCAGACGGTATGAGAACCGCCTGTGTGTCATAACTCGCGAGGACGTGTCGCGAAAAACGCATAAACAGCCCTCTGCGGGTCGAAAAGCCTCGCGTTGATGACTTATACCGACTGACACACGAAAAGCGATTTACAGCCGAATTTGAATAAAATAACGCTGTAAATCGCTAACTTTGCACCCAACAAAATCCAATCAATTATGGCGAAGAAAGAAGAATTAACCACAGAAATGCATTCAGAGTTCATCGGAAAGGAGATACCGAAATTCGACCTCTACGTTATGGCGGTCTATGGCGCAATAGGACGAGGTGTCGCCCTGTCAGAAGCATTGAAAAAATACGGTCTGACAGAGAAACAGTACAATGACAACATAGACCGTGTTTTGTCAACGTAGATAACTTTCAAATGTCCGTCTTTGCGTGGGGTCGGTCAAGTCCAAAATGCCGTCCCAGAGAGAACCAAGCAAGGCTTTCTTACCATAGGGAAGCCTTGCTATTTTGTTCATAGGGAACGGTGCGCTTGACTTGGAGAAATGTTCTTCAATGATAGCCACGATGCGGGCTTCCTGTTTTTGTGTAAGACGCGAGATTTTGATTGCAGACAGAGCGGTGTCGCGGTCGGCAACGCAAAAGCCATACCTCGCCCAAGTATAGCCGCCTATGTCAATGTTGGCAAAAACCTCCATACGCTTTACTCCAACAGCCTTGTATTGCTTATAGAGAGCGCGGAATATTTGCTTGCTTATACCTTTACCTTGTAGGTTTTTTGAAAGTGTAAACAATTCGTGGTCAACGGTTCTTATGCCTTTGCTGTCTGTGTCAAAACTTCGCACCATTTCAAAATCATCGGATGCCCAATTAAGGCGGATATTCCCTGCGCTTGTCGCTTTCATAACACACAAGACATCGGTAACGCCGTGTTTTGCAAGAATACTCTGTATTTCGCTATTCAACGTAACAATATCAATCCGATTAAACGGGCTTTCTTTCAGCCTGTCAGCAATGTTATCGTCAAAGTCAATACCGTGGGCTTGCATCTGCTTCAAGTATGCGTTTGTATAACGGCTTTCCACAAACTCACCGAACCATCCTTTGCTCTCGTTGTCTTTTAGAAAATAAGGCAGCGTTCCATTGGAACGAGCAAAGGCTATGCGGTCGGCGTTATCATTTACCCATCCCTTGAAGCAGTCGGGAAAGTCTGTGACCTCGTTCACGCTGCCCTCGGTCGGCTCTTTGCCGTTAAGTATGCGCTTCGCGTCTGCCGCCAACTCGTCCATCGTCTTGAGGATTGAAAGGGCGTGGCAACGGCAGTGCGGATGCCAGCCCGTCCACTTGAAATCCTTTGGGTACTTTCCCGCGAGGTCATCGCAAATGTCGGGTATGGGGTGGTTGGTCTTTGACGGCTCAATCTGTATGCCGACCACGAAGTCAAGTTGCTGCCACCGCTCATAGTCTGCGGCGCGGTAAGCCATATTGCACTCTGTGACCGCCAGCCGCCGAGCGTTCTTATAGCTGCTGCGGTACACGCCGCGCCCTGGGTGGTATGCCGCCGCCCGCTTGGATAGTTGCAGCTGTCCGTGTTCGTCTCTCACTCGGCGGAAGAGCATATCGGGGTGCTTGAGGAAGTCTTGCAGCTGCCGCGCGAGCTTCTGCGCTGACAGACCGCCGCGAATGCCGATGTCAAGACCAAGCTCTATCTCCGCCTTGAATTGGTTTGTGTAGTTCCACACACGGTCAGAAAGTTTAAGACCTCCCTCCTTGCGTTGGAGGAAAGCGTCACGGGCTGCGCCGTTGGTGCTGAAATAACGCCTGTACTGCGCCTGTGTCAGACGGTTTATTTTGTCGCCGAAGACTTGACGGCACAGTTCGTCATTCTTGTTGTTCGCCAAAGTCCATTCAGAACGGACACCGTTAATGATGACCGCCGAGAGGTCTGTTTTCAGCCCCTCTAACAGCGCGTCAACCTTTTTCCGTGTTGACGGATAGTCAGAGAAAGAAAACAGCCTGTCGGGGTCGAAATCGTCTATTGACAGACCAATGGCTGCTGCTTCCTTTGCCGCCTCTTGGTATATCTCCTCTACGGCGCGGAGGTAGGCGTTTAGGCGGCTCTGATGTGTGCGGTCGTATTTATTTTGCTTGCTTGCCATCGTCTTTCCTCAAAATGAAATGTTCACATTGGCGGTCATTAAGGAAGATACAGAACTTGCCGCCCTCCTGTTTGTATTGACAGCGGCAAAGGAAAGGCTTGCCGTCATAGCCTATTTCCTGCCAATCGTAGCTGTTCTGACAGTCACGGCAGCGGTATTGCGTTGGCGGCTCTGCCTTTCGTCTCGCGGTTCGTGCCATAGCGGTTATATTGTCGGCTCGGGTTCAAATACATCCACGCTCTTCTGCGCCGCAATCTCCCGCATCGTCCTGTCCACATCGTCACTCTGACCATAACGCTCGATACTCTCCCTCTGCGACATCAAAGGCTCGCCGCCGTTTGCCGCCATAAGGTTGTCTATCGTGTCTTTCTCGTCCGTTATGGCGAAAGGCGTTATCAGCATATCCACTTTCAAGGCTTCTATGTCAGCGGCGTAACTATCGCCGAGCATAACCTTTACAAAAGCCTTTATCACGTTCATTTCACGGTCAAAGAACTCGATGAGCCGTCCGCTCTCGTCCTTGACTTTGAGCTGTGCATCGATGAAGAGCTGCTTGCGGCTTTCGCCTGACAGAGCCTGCTGCGACATCTTGTCGTAAGACCAATCGGGGAGCTGCAACTGTGTGAAGAACATACTGCGCAGCTGTTCCACATAGAACTTCAAGTTTTCCACCGCCTGTTGCCAAGTGATATACTGCGCCGTGCTGCCCTTGGGGTACTGCATGATGGAGCGGAACTCCTTGTTGGGGCTTTTCTCATCGCCGTATGAAATGGCGTCATCGGCGAACACCACGAACAGCGGCTTGGAGTTCTCGCGGAGATAGTTTCCGTTGCGGCTCAAAGCCCACTCTATCTCATAGACGGTCTTGGAGGTGTCCTCCCATATTGGCATTGGTCGCCACATATACACGGCAGGGATTTTGCCGAGCGTTATCTGCTCGTCCTCCACCACCGACCACTCCCCTGTCAGCTGCGTACTCCACTTGATGTGCCGCTCCGAGGTATAGGTGTCGAAGTACTGCACCCACTTGCGCCCCACCTTGCGCTGATAACCGACCGACATCGCTATCATGTCGCCGTACTCATCGAACAGCGGATAGAGGTCATCGCCGAGCATGGGAGAGAAGTTGCGGCAGCGGAGTTTAAGGCGGCTGTCGAAGCCATACAAGGAGTTCGGCTGTTCCACGGCATACCACAGTGTCAGCACCTCGCACCCAGCGAAGAGCATATTGCAGCGTTCCGTGTTCACGCTGTCAATGCGGTTGCGGTCATAGATGTTCTCGATGAAAGCGGCAACCTCTTTCTGTCTGTCATTTTCGGGCTTATAGACGCGCTTCACGGGTATGCCGCAGACAAGCTCGGACATACGTTTCGTGGCAAGCCGTTGGAGGTCGCACGTTATGCGCGTAACCCTCTCTACGCCGTCCTCTGTCACGATGTCGCGATAGGTCTGTTTGTTCATTACGGGGTGCTTGCGGGGGTCGAACTCCTGCGCAAGACCATAGCGTCCGCGCCACAGCGGAACGTTTATCGTTTTCTCTTTCAGTGCGGCAATCTGCTGCGCCGCTGACCCGCCTGTTTGCAGGATGTCTTCAATCTTCATCGTATGAATGGTTTTTTTGATTGTTGTTTGCCTTATCTTCGTATCACTTTCCGCAGCCTGTCGAGGTCAATCCTCTTTCGGGTATATGTCGGATAGAACGTGTTGGCGAGGGCATCGAACTTGTCGGGGCTTCTGCCTATGCGCTTCTTGATGTCGTCTTTCGGCTCTATCAGTATCCTGCCGTCCGAGCGGAAAGACCAGCGTATCTCTGTGGCTTCCTCATCGAGGTTTCTGTCAGGCGGCAACATCGCCCCTGTGTCATTCTTGGGGTTGAGCCAATCACGGACGCACCAAAACAGATAGGCTCGCATATTCTGAAAGCGGTACTGCCCCGTAATGTCGGTTAGCTCTCTGTCATTGTGCGTCCTTGCCCCCTCGCTGTACTTGCAACTGATGATATACTCCTCCTTGTCGAGTTCAAGGCAACGGCTGTAAACGCCCGCGCCCTCTCCGATAGTGTCAATGCTGACAAACATTGTCGGGTCGTGCTGTCGGCGGTGTACTATCTCTCCCGCCACTTTCATGTGGTCAGCCTGACCGCCGCTGTTCTGTGCTGTCAGCGGAGCGACCCAACAGCCCTTGCGCTCGCAATAGACCGTGCTGTCGCGCCCCATCCCCGCCACGTCAACACCGAGTATGCGAGGGTCGGAGTTAAGCGGCTCTTTGCCGTGGCTCTGCTGCCACCGCTCGTGCGCCAACTCCAGCCATTGCATAGGGATAAGCACGTCATCGGCTACTTTCGGGAACTTGCCGAGAACCTTTT